ATACTCTCCACCTCGGCGAGGAACTCGCCCACGGCGCGATTGAGATCCTCAATATGCGCGGGATCCCTTTCCATCCGGTAAATGGCGAGCTGAAGGTGTCCAGGCAGGCGCGGATCGTATGAGACAAAGTCGCACCACGCCCGGCCAGTACAGGCCATTTGCCATTGCATCTGCGCCACATATCGACCAGGCACGGCTTTCCCCAACAACGTCTCGATGTGCGTTGCCGTGGCCGGGCACTTGATCTCGATGAGCCCGTCCTGGCCGATGAGGCCGTCCGGGGATGCGCCTGCCATGGTATAAGAGGGATGTTGCACAAAGCCGACCAGATCGACGGTGCGGCTTGTCTCAAATTCGTAGGCGGCGCGGGCGTTAGCCTCCTGCTCACGCCCCCAGTCCATGGCGGCATTGGAAAAGCTATCTTGCGGCAAGCCAGTCAGCCGCTCGCACACAAGCTGGGCGCGGTAGGTAGCGCGAGAGGCGCTAAATCCTGTCTTTGTGCGCGCTACGATATCGGCCACGCGGGAGGCGGTGACTTTGCCCAGGCGGGCGTGCAGCCATTCCGGTGAGCCCTGGACGAGCGTTGTCAGGTCACTCATATGCAAGCCTCGCAATAATAAGCGTTAGCATTAGCCATATGTGCAAGCCTCGAAATAATTAAGAATGTTCAGCGTTTCCCGCGCCTTGTCTGTCTCGGGATACTTAGCGGCAACATGGGCCCGGTACTCGGCGATGGTCATCCAGCGGCAGCCGGCTTTGATCTTTGGCAGACCGTCCTGAAGCGCAAAGAGGAAAAAATCATGACCGTCTATAACGCGCGTAGCGCGGGCCAGTAACCGGTCAAGCTTGTCGGCGTTGATAACTGCCCCGGTTAGATTCGCTCTGGTCAGGTCCGCCCCGCCCAAATTTGCCCCGCTCAGGTCCGCCCCGCCCAAATTTGCCCCGCTCAGGTCCGCCCCCCACAGGTCGGCCCGGCTCAGGTCCGCCCCGCGCAGATTTGCCCCGCGCAGGTCCGCCCCGCCTAGGTCCGTTCCGTTCAGGTCCGCCCCGCGTAGCGTGTCGGCCTCAACAATATGTAAGGCCGCGCCCGTAAAGTTTTTGATTTCAACTGGCATCACGTCCCCCTGCGCCGCGTAATTCAAAATATGTCAGAATGTCTAAAGTTTCCGTTGCCTTGTCCGTATCGGAATAATTAGCGGCGACGTGAGCGCGGTAATCGGCAATCGTCATCCAGCGGCAGCCGGCTTTGACCTTTGGCGGGCCGTCTTGGAGCGCGAAGAGGAAGAACTCGTGACCATCGCTGACCCGCGTGGCGCGGGCCAATAGCCGGTCGAGCTTGTCAGCGTTGATAACCGCCCCGCTCAGATACGCCCCGTGCAGATCCGCCCCGTTTATGTTTACTCCGCCAAGGTCCGCCCCGCGCAAATCCGCTTCGCGCAGGTTTGCCCTGCACAAGTTTGCCCCGTGCAGGTACGCTTCGCGCAAATTTACCCTGCTCAGGTCCGCCCCGAGCATGTTCGATCCGTTTAGTTTCACTCCGTCTAAGCGCGCTCTGCTCAAAAGGGCACGGTTTAAGTTTGCACTGCCTAAGTTTGCTCCGCTCAGGTTTGCCCAGCTCAGGCTCGCCCCGCCCAGGTCCGCCCAGCTCAGGTCCGCCCCGTACAGGTTCGCTCCGCGCAGGTCCGCCCCGAGCAGGTCCGCCCCGTACAGGTTCGCCCCGCTCAAGTTTGCTCTAAGTAGCGTGTCGGCTTGGACGGTGTGCAAGACCGCGCCCGTGAAACGGTGTTTGATTTTAATTGGCATCACGCCCTCCCGGCGCCGCGCAATTCAAAATATCTTAGAATGTCTAAAGTTTCCGACGCCTTGGCCGTATCGGAATAATTAGCGTCGATATGGGCGCGGTAATCGTCAATCGTCAGCCAACGGCATCCGGCTTTGATTTTCGGTGGGCCGTCTTGGAGCGCGAAGAGGAAAAACTCGTGACCATCGCTGACCCGCGTAGCGCGGGCCAATAGACGATCAAGCTTGTCGGCGTTAATAACCGCCCCGCCTAGGTCCGCCCGGTGCAAGTCCGCCCCGTACAAGTACGCTTCGCGCAAATTTACCCCGCGCAGGTCCGCCCCGCGCAAATCCGCCCTGCACAAGTTTGCCCCGTACAAGTACGCTTCGCGCAAATTTACCCCGCGCAGGTCCGCCCCGCGCAAATCCGCGTTGCTCAAAAGGGCACGGTTTAAATTCGCACTGCGCAAGTCCGCCCCGCTCAGGTTTGCCCCGCTCAGGTCCGTTCCGCCCAGGTTTGCCCCAAGCAGGTTCGCCCCGCTCAGGTCCGCCCAGCTCAGGTCCGCCCCGCCTAGGTCCGTTCCGTTCAGGTCCGCCCCGCGTAGCGTGTCGGCCTGGACGGTGTGCAGAACCGCGCCCGTATCACGGTGTTTGATTTCAACCGGCATTATGCCCCCCGCTTGGCTGACAGCTTGTTCCGAACGGCCTCATATTTACGGGCCGGGATCTGCTCGACGCTATCCGCCTGCGCCCACTTAAGGAACGCAGCGCGGTTTGCGCCCAACTCGGTCAGCATGTCATTGATTTCCAGCGCTTGGTCGGCAGAGATCGCAGGTTCACGAACCGGCACAGGGGCAGGGGCCGTCGCCCCGTCATCATCCTCGTCGGCGGCAATGCCAATCAGGCCGCAGAGCGCATATCGGCGGGCGTAGGTAAGGGCGCCGCCCATGTCCTGATGCCGCGCCCCGATCGCGGCGACCGGATACTCTGAGTCGAGCACCTCGCCGCTGGCGTGGCGCAGCTCGGTCAGCAGGACGATAGCATCGCCCCGGATCTGCGTCCGTTGGGTCAGCGCCAGCCCGTGCGCGCCCAGGACAGGGCGGACGGTGGCCAAGATTGTTGCAAGGTCCGCATAGCGGTACTCGCGACCGGGGCCGATTTTGGCGACGCGGTCTTTCACAACCGTAGGCATGACCGCCTGAGCGGCGGCCAGCGCGGCGGAGAGTGTCTCGTGTTTGGTGGTCATTGGCTTCCCTTTCCAACTGATTTGTGCTTAGTCTCACGAAGCGACACGCATTGCAAGCATAAATGTCGCTTGACGCGAAAAATTAGTAAGGTTAAGAGGCGGCATGTACAAGAACCTGTTCGACGCTTGGCTCTCCTCACAAACCGGCCTCACCGAGGCTGAGTTCGCCCGCTTGATCGGTCAAGATCGGCGGCTCGTGAATAAATGGCGGCGGGGCATCAACCCCCCGTCCGAGCCGTCAAAGAAGCTCATTGAGATGGCTACAAAGCGGGCGGTGTCAGTTGAAAGCTGGGGGGTGCATAAGTGAGCGAGCTTCCGGTATTACCCCTCTGGGTAAATAAGTATGAGGGCGGAACGGCGCACCTCAGCCTTGAGGAAGACGGCGCTTATATGCGTCTTCTCCGCCTGGCATGGAAAACGCCGGGGTGTCGCATACCCGATGACAAGGCCTGGATCCGGCGCATGATGCGCGTCGATGCGGAGACGATGACGCGAACCGTCATTCCCATCTTGCAAGAGTTTTTTGTTCTCCAGCATAGCTACTGGATTAGCCCGCGTCTCGTGTCGGAATTTAAGCGCGCAAACGACAAAAGAAACGAGCGCGCAGCCGCTGGATCGAAGGGCGGAAAAGCTAAAGCCTTGAAATCATTGTCCGAGGAGGCTAGCAAAGCTACAATTTTGCTAGACCCTTTGCTAGACGTTTGCCATCAGCAAAACGCTAGCAAAACTGTAGCATACCCTAGCCTTATCCCTAGCCTTCTCTCAGATCCAGAAGAAGAAGAAAAAGAACAACCTAAAGGTTGTTCCAAAAAGAAGGTTTCTTCCAATCGCGGGACACGCCTCCCCGAGGACTGGACCCTGCCCACTGACTGGGCGTCCGAGGCTTACCAATACCGCACACCGAATGGGGACTATTTGACCGAGGAGGAAATCCGCCATGAAGCCGATAAGTTCCGCGATCACTGGCATTCACAGCCAGGGGCCCGAGGATCAAAGCTCAACTGGCAATCAACCTGGCGGAACTGGATCCGCAATGGCGCTCCAGGCATCATCCGGGCCCGACATGCCCCGCGAGCTGGTGGAGGCGGGGGTGGCGGCCAATACGAAAAACCTTCTCTCGCAGCTGCTTTTTTGCGGCGTGCACGCGAGCGTGAAATCCGTAACCCGGTTTCCAACGGATCCGACGACTGGTTCGATGACGTGGAAGGACGAGGTGGTGGGGGCGAAGTTGTCCCTCTTAGAAAACTCACGGATTGGTGAGGCAAAGATGGCTATGAGGGGGGCGTTGGCCCCAGCCCCGGCGAAACAGATTGAGCGGTGGGTTACGCTCCTGGCGCTGGACACGAACCATCAGAACCGGGGGAGCGATGAGTTTACGCTCATGGCCGAGATGTGGACACGCCGTCTGCGGGAGTTCCCCGGCGATGTCGTTTTCGAAACGTTAACCCAATGGCGCAAAGGTTGGTTCCCGGCGTGGACGGAAGTCGTCGACGTCCTCGAAGAAAAAACCCGGGCGCGTAAGTTCATCGCGGCCAAACTGGAGGAGCTGTCTTGACGGATAAACCGAAATTGGGCCGCGCGGGGCTCGGGGATTACGCAATCCCGGATTACGTGCCCGAGGCGGAGGCTAGCGCTCCGGTGGTTTTGGAGCTGGATCTTTGCCCGAGCGTGAACAATCTGTTCCTGAATAACGTCCGAGGCGGGCGGGTAAAATCCCAGGCCTACATGCGCTGGCGCGCCCGCTCGCTCGTGGAAATGATGGCTCAGAGGCCGGGCCGGATATCCGGGCCTTACCGGGTGCAGATCCTGGCCGGGCGGCCCACGGCAACCTCAGACATCGACAACCGGATCAAGCCGATCCTGGACCTGCTCGCAGGCCAGATCACGGACGACGACAAAAATTGTGTAGGCGTTTCCGCCTACTGGTCGGGCAAGATCGCCAAGGGGCGGGTGCAAGTGACAATTCAGGGGAGCACGATCGAATGAGCGGTGAGAGCGGTTACGGGCGGCCAAGCGTCAAAGCCCTGATCATAGCGCAGCACGAGGCGGACCCCTATTTGCCGGTTTGGCAAATCGCCAAAAATGTCGGGTGCGAGGCCAAATATGTGAGCTCGTGTCTGGCGCAGGAGAAGCGCAAGGTCGGGATCCCCGGCTCGGAAAAAACCTATGTTGCGCATGTCCGCCACCAGGTTGTGGCCTCATGGGCGCGCAAGCCTGCGCGGAACACAACTTGCCAATACTGGCGGATCATCGAGGGGCAGGCCAGTCAATGCTTGCAGGCAACCCCAGTCGGCAAAAACTATTGCCCGGAATGCGAGGCGCGCGTCCGCTCAGGACCCGCGCAACCGCGTATCGCCCCCCTTGGCGGGCGGATGTACTAGCGTAACCCACACAAACAGGAAGGTTTTACCATGACGACCCTTTTGAACGAACTGCGCGAACGCCACGCCCTGGCGGTACACGCCCGCGATCGCGTGAACGCGGACATTGCCGCGCTCACAACGCAACTCGGGGAGGCCAATTGCGCGATTTGGGAACTGGAAAGCGCCGTAAGAGCGCTGGAAGGCGCTAGCATGATCGCAGAAGTGATTGCAGCACCGGAGGCTACCCACGTAGCGGACGAGCCCGCCGCGCTCACAGAGACCCCCTCAGAGCCCCAGCAAGATCCTATTGTGCAGGCGATCGAGCAGGTAAACGAGGCGGTGGACGAGATCGTCAAGGATGCGGCGGTCGGCTGGAATGGCTATTGGACCAGCCAGAAAATCGTTGCCATGGAAACCAATTCTTGACGTTTCCGAGGCTATAACTTAGACATCCCGCGTCGGCCCATAGCCCCCCCAACCTGCTATGCCGACGCGGGCTCGCGGCCTCCCTAGCTTCCCGGGGAGGCCGCTTCCTTTTCGGAGCCCGGACCATGCCAGACTATATCCTCATTCCAGTTGCGTGCGTCGTAGCGTTTGCGTTCCTTGGCCTCCTGTTCGCAGCAGGCCCTCGCGTATCCCAAGCCCTTTTCTACCCCCATATGATCGATGATGAGTTCATCCTGGCGATCGTGGCGCATGTCACGGAAACCATTAAAGAATTGGACCTGGGAAAAACAAAGCGCCGCCACGCTCAGCACCTGATTGAGGAGGCTGCGCGCCATGCCGTCGCAGAGATGTGGACGGCCGCATTTCGGGGCAATTACAAGCCGACCCGCACCTGGCCGCGATGCGTGGCGATCCTGCTTGAAGATCAAAAACAAGTCGTGATTGATTTGTGGATTGGACACGATTACCATGAAGCGGAAATCCCGCGCCCGTGGGTGATTGAGCTGGGGGAGTAACATGGCAAGCAAACCAGGACTGTATGCAAACATTCACGCGAAGCGCGAGCGCATAGCGGCAGGCTCAGGTGAAAAGATGCGGACGCCGGGAACAAAGGGCGCCCCTACGGCAACCGCGTTCCGGGAAAGCGCCAAGACGGCTAAAGCCCCAAAAAAGAAGGGGAAATAACATGCCGGACCGGAAAACGCCCGCAGAGGGCAAGGCCAAGGTCAAAATTACCTCAAGCGGCAAGAAAGTCTCTTACGGCCAGGCCGGACCGGCCAAGGATGGCGGGCCGCGTGTTAAACCGGGAACGTCAAAGGGTGATGCTTACTGCGCCCGATCGGCAGGCCAGATGCGGGATTTTCCAAAGGCCGCGGCAAACCCCAACAGCCCGCTTCGTCTGTCTCGAAAGGAATGGGCTTGCGAGGGAACTAAGAGCAGGCGGAAATGAAAAAGATCCTGATCGCAACGGTAATCATGAGCGCGGCAGCGGCAAGCGTGGCGGAAGCGTCCGTCAGGGCAATGTGGACCGGGCGGTATGAAATGGTGCAAACCGTGACCTATCGCATGGCCTGGAATTGCCAATACATGGCCAACGGTCAAACATTCTGGATGGTGTTCAACACGTTTTGCCCGTCCAGCGTGGACGTGGATTGACCTAGACAGAGAGTAAAGGTCGCGTTAATCATCGCGCGCAACGAAGGGGTGAGCCATGCTGAAAGTTGTTTTCACCGCCACGGGAACGTCCCAACCTTTCTTCGCGCTGGATGACTTTGACCTGGTCCTTTCAATGACCGGGACTAATTCCCTTACGATTGAGCGGGATCTGGCCGGAACGTGGACAACGCTCGGAAGCGCGGTCACGGCGGCGGGCTCCACCCATAAATCACTTGCGACAGATTTCACCGCGCCCAGCCGGTTCCGGTTGAACCTTGGGACAAAAGACAGCGGGGATGTGACAGCCTACGTACTAGGCGACATCATCGCGGACGAAGTGTCGAGCACGCTCGGCGCCTTCTCGATCGAGCTTGAAACAGCCGATCCGGAAGATGTGATCCTTGAAAACGGTGATTATCTCAATCAGGAGCTTGCGGCGTAAATGGGAACGAAAATCAGTGCTTTAACCTCGCTTACGGGTGCAGACAGCACCACAAGCGACCTTGTCCCAGTGGTGGACGTTTCAGCCGGAACCAGCGGCTCAAAGAAAATGACGCTGGCCGAATTTGAGATTGGCCTTCGCAATGCAGCCGTTGCGGCCCGCATCGTGTCGCTGACCGGCTCAACCTCGCTGACCGCCGCCACTCATGGCGATCGCGTGCTTGTGTTGAACGGCACGGGCTCGGCGTACACGCAGACACTCCCGGCCGCAACCGGCTCGGGAACGCGGTTTCTGTTCCTGGTTGGTGCGGTCAACACGTCTAACCACCTGATCAAGGTGACGGGCAACGATGTGATGTATGGCAACATCATCACGAACAGCACGGGCGACACGCCGGATTTGGCCCAGCCTTGGCCGACTGCGGTTGATAGTGACACAATCACGCTCAACGGCACGACCACCGGCGGCCAGGCCGTGGGCGACTATATCGAGCTGATCGACTTTGCGACCGACAAATGGTTCGTAACCGGGATTACGACCACTAGCGGAACCGAAGCAACACCGTTCTCCGCCACCGTGACCTGATCGGAGTAAGCACACATGGCTCGTCAAAACGTAATGCCTCGGGACGCTCAAGCAGGGGTTGGTTGCCCGTCCTATTGTCAAACCTACACCACCGGCACGCCGGAGGGATACAAAACAGAAATCACGATCGACACGACGCTTCCGGCTATTGCTGGCGGCGCGAACCTAGCCGTTGGAAAACTGATCCTCACGCTTCCCGCGGGGGCGATCAATATCTTCGGAACGCATATGAGCGTTTCGATCAAGCAGACGGAAGGCAACATCACGGCGGACACGCCTGATGTGGGCGTCGGTACAACGATCGCCAGCGGCGCGGTTGCGGTTCTTGGCGGCACGGCGGCGTTTGAAAACCTGCTAACGGGTCAGACCGCAGCAGATTGCAATGGCACGGCCACGGATAAAATTGTTGTCACGACGCAACACATTGACGTTGTGGACAGCCATTCAATTTACCTGAACGTTGCGGACGGCTGGGCCGCTTCGGGAGACACCGGAGCGCTTCTAAAGGGCAAGGTAACTTGCTGGTGGAGGCCCGCGTAAACATGACCGGCCCGCAACAACCCCTTACAACCGTAAGGGAATTGCCCATCATAGAAACAACGGTAACGCCCGGAGAACCAGTCCGGGCGAAGCCATTTCGGAAACCTCCGATAAGCAAAGGCAGGCCGAAGGGTGCGCCCAACAAGGTCACGGGAGCGCTGAAAGAAGCGATCCTTGAGGCTGGCAATCAGGCGGGCGGGCCTGATGGTTTGATTGGGTATCTCAGGCGCCAGGCGGAAGAGCAGCCGGTTGCGTTTCTGGGCTTGCTCGGGAAAGTTCTGCCTCTGACAATTAAAGGCGATCCCACGGCTCCGATCATGATACAGGCGATTGAGCGGCGGATAGTTGACCCGATCCATGTCAACCCTCGCAATTGAAACCGCACGGGTCTTTTCGCCATTACTCAAGCCACGGCGATACAAGGGCGCGCGGGGAGGGCGCGGGTCGGGTAAGTCCCATTTCTTCGCAGAGATGATTGTTGAGCAGGCGATAAGGAACCCGGGAACCCGCGTGGTTTGCATCCGCGAAGTGCAAAAGTCCTTGGCTCAGTCAGCAAAGAAGTTGATTGAGGACAAAATTCAAAGCCTTCAAGTCGGCTCGCTCTTTTCCCCTTTGAAAACAGAGATAGGAACGCCAGGCGGCGGGGTCATTCTGTTTCAGGGGATGCAGGATCACACGGCGGAGACGATCAAGTCTCTTGAAGGCATGGACGTTGCCTGGATCGAGGAAGCGCAGACGCTGTCCGATCGCTCGTGGAGAATGCTTCGCCCTACAATCCGTAAGGATAAATCTGAAATCTGGGCCAGCTGGAACCCGCGTCTTAAATCCGATCCCGTTGACAAATTCTTTCGCGAACCCGCGAACCTTCAGGATCCGCAAATTGTCAGCGTAGAAGCTAATTGGCGCGATAATCCATGGTTCCCGAGTGTGCTTGAAGACGAGCGCTTGCGTGATCTCGCGAACGATCCCGACGCTTATCCCCATGTCTGGGAAGGGGAACATATAACGATCTTGACCGGGGCTTATTACGCCTCGGCATTGCGCCAGGCTGAAGCCGAGGGGCGGATTGACTTCATCCCGGTTGATCCAAACTTGCGCATATATGCGTTCTGGGACATTGGCGGGCCGGGAAAGAAGGCCGATGCAATGTCGATCGTCATTGCCCAGTTTGTGGCCCAGAGGATCAACGTCCTTGATCATATTGAGGGCGTCGGGCAGGTTCTGGGGTATTACACGCAGGAGCTACGCGATCGGGGCTGGGAGAAGGCGTTTTGCGTTGTTCCGCACGATGCGGCGCAGACCCATGCAGACAATCCAACGGGCATGGATTTTGAAGCTCAATTGCGCCAATCGGGCTTTCAGACGCGCAAAGTGCATTCCCCGCCTGGGATTGTCATGCAGCGGATCGCAACCGTTCGGCGGTTGTTTCCACGGATATTCTTCAACAAAGACAAAACGGAAGGCTTGCGTTCTGCTTTGGGTTGGTATCATGAGAAGAAGGACGAGAAGCGGGAGATTGGCTTAGGTCCGGATCACGACTGGTCAAGCCACGCAGCGGACGCTTTTGGGTTAATGGCGATATCTTACGAAGAGCCGCGGAAGGTGATACAGAGTTTAACAATTCAATCGTTCGGGGCGGTGTAGGATGATCAGCGACGAGGAACTTCTTAGCATCCTGCATATTGAACAGGCTCAGAGCGTCGGCTTTGAGAATAACTCTGAGCTTCTGAAAAAGCGCAAGACGGCGCTCAAGTACTACAAGGGCGAGATGGACGACATTCCGGCTTTGAACAATCGTTCGCGGGCCGTTGCCTCAGACATTGCAGACGCAGTCGAGACAGTCCTTCCGGACCTCATGGAAATCTTCACGGGCGGGGAGGATGTTGCGACTTTCCTGCCGCAAAGCCAAGAGGACGAGGAAGCGGCCAAGCAAGAGACGGAGTACGTCAATTATATTGCTTTTCAGAAGCTTCCGGGATGGCGCCTCCTGCATACGGCTTTCAAAGATGCCCTTTTGATTGATACGGGAATTATTGAGACCTGGTGGGAAGATAAGGAAGAGACGAGCGACACGACTTATGAAGGCGCAACGGCGGGCCAGATCCAGCTTCTTGCCGCCTCGGGCATTAACCCCACATCAATTGAGCCTATGGAGCCCGCTCCCGACGGAATGCCCCTGTTTAATGTGCGGGTGTCTCAGACGCGCAACATGGGTTGTATCCGGGCCGCGAACGTCAATCCGAGCAATCTGTCAGTTGCGCGCGAGACGGTTAACTTATCCGAGGCGACTTATGTCGTGGTCCGGCTTTTCCCGCGAGCGCAGGAACTGATTGAACAGGGCTTTGATCCGGAACTGGTAGAGCGTCTCCCGACGCATTACGATCGGGGCGAAGAAGATATTGAAATGGCGCTTGATGTGGCGGGTGAACAGGACGCCAGCGCAGGCAATGCTAACCCCAAAATGCGCCAGGTTAAGGTTCATAAGCATTGGGTGCGGACGGACGTTGAAGGCAACGGCAAGCGCCAGCTTTACCTCGTTCACACAGATGCGGACTGCAACATCATCCTGGACAAGCGCCCGGTTGAGCGCATTGGTTTGGCCGCGGGAACGCCCTTTATTCAAAGCCACCGCTTTTACGGTATCTCTCTTGGCGAGAAGCTGGTGGAGATCCAGAGGATCAAGACGGCTCTCCTTCGCCTGATGCTTGATTCCGGATACTTTGCGCTCAATCAGCGTGTTGAAGTCTCCGAGGATGCGTCCAGCTTCTCAACCATTGATGACATTCTGCGCAATGAACCCGGCGCTCCGATCAGGTCTCGGACAGGCCAGGCGGTGCGGCCCATATCTTCAGGGGCGTTGAATTTCGATGTTCAGATGGCTTTGGAGTACGCCTCGATTATGGGCGAGGGCCGATCGGGCGTGGTCAGGAACGCGCAAGGGCTCAACCCGGACACGCTTCACGATACGGCGCGCGGCGCTCAGGCGCTCATGACGATGGCGCAAAAGCGGATCCGCATGATTGCGCGCGTTCTGGCCGAGACGCTGGTCAAAGACTTCATGGTCAATATCCACTCGCTGGCGCGGGTGCATTCAACGCACGCTGAGAAGGTCAGGCTCTCGGGGAAGTGGGTTGATATTGACCCCTCGTCCTTCGGGTCGCGGGCTGACATGCAAATTGAGGTTGGCGTAGGGTCGGGCGGCAAGGAAGCCGAGCTGGCAAATATGCGCTTGCTTTTGGATTTCCAGAAACAAATCATTCAGATCCAGGGCGGCCCGGGCGGGTTGGTCTCCATGGATAATGTTTATAACCTATTGAAAAGGTTTACGGAACGAGCCGGATTCAAGAGCGCGGATCTGTTCTTTAGCAACCCCAGCCAGGCCGAACAGCAGCAGGCCGGGCCTCAAGGACCGACGCCAGAACAAACGAAGATGCAAGCCGACATGGACGCGGCCAAGGCGAAGTTCGACGCCCAGACGCAGCTTGACCAGACAAAGCTTCAGGCGGACATGCAAATGCAGCAGATGAGGCTACAGGCCGAGCTGGAACAGGCGCGGCAAAAGGCCGAGCTTGAGGGCCAGCTTGCACGCGAGAAGATGGCTCAGGAAATGCAACTGGCGCGCGAGAAGATGGCGCTGGAAGCTCAGATGGGCCGGTTGAGCACGCCGGCAACCGTTGGCGGCTTTCAGCCTGGCGGGAGACTTGACCAATGATAACCCGCATTGATCCGGAAACCATGAAAGTTCTGCGGGTATTGTTTGAGCGTATGCACGCGCGCAAGGCCGCAGATCTACTACGGGCGGATACCCCGGAACTTGCGTGGAAGCGTTTGCTTGAAGCGCAATGCGCTTTGGCGCTTGAAGCGGAACTTCAATCTTTACTTGACGATGAGCGAATAAACGCTCACTTTCCGAGGCAATAAACCATGACAGAAGCCACGCAATCGGCGGTTGCCGATCAAGCGCCCCTGACGATCGAACAGGCCGTTCAAAGGATACAAGAGCAGCGCGCAAGTCCAGTCCCCGAGGAAGAGGCGACGGAGGCTAGCGCAGCGCCAGAGCAAGAGATTGAGGAAGTCTCCCAGGCTTCCGAAAGCGAGGAGAGCGAGCCGGAGACGGCGAACGCTCAAGACGATGACGCGGAACCAGCCGAACCGGATCGCCCGGCAATCGAGCCCCCGCATTTCTGGGACAAAGAAGGCAAGGAGGCTTTCTCCAAGCTATCGCCGGACGCTCAACGTGAGGTTGTCCGATACGAGCAGCAGAGAAACGCAGCGGTAACTAGAGCACAACAGCAGGCGGCGGAAATCCGGCGTCAATATGAAGCCAAGCATCAGCAGCTTCAAAACCTGACGGACGGATTACAAGACCGGATCTCCGAACGGGAGGGACGGCTTGAACAGTGGAAAGCGTGGTTTGCCTCGGACGAAGCGCAGCTTCTGGCCCGAACGGACCCCGGTGCGTTTTTGGAGCAACAGCAACTCCGCGACAAGGAAATTCAGGACCACGCGGATCTTGTTACTCGCAAGCGACAGACAGAAGCCGAGATTTTCAAGCGGCATCTGGAAGAGCAAACGCAACTTCTGCCGACGATTGCGCCTGATCTGGCGGCCAATACGGCCAAGGGCGAACAACTCCGGAAGGATCTGCTCAGCTTCCTGATGGAAGAGGGGTATGAACCTGAGGACATTCGCTGGATCCGGGCGCGCGATATGGCGATCGCCCGTGACGCTATGCTCTATCGCAAAGGCTTGCAGCTTGCGAAGTCAACGCCAGCCGCAGCGCCAAAACCGAAAGCGGGACCCACCGCGGCTCCAACTGGGCAAGGAATGCAAGTGTCATCGTCTCAACAGCGGCTTAAACAACTTACCGGGAAGTCTGTCCTTAGCATCGAAGAGGGCATTGAACTGAACCGGCTCAGAAGGAAGTAGGAACATGGCAGTCAACGCAGGCACTCTTATTCGCGGCTCCGTTGTCGGTGAGCGCGAGGACCTGGAAGATACGATTTACCGGGTCGCCCCGGAGGAAACCCCGTTTACCTCCAACATTGGTAAGACGAAGGTTAAATCTGTTCTTCACGAATGGCAGATTCAGTCCCTTGCCAACCCGGACGCTAACAACGCTCAGTACGAAGGCGACGAGATCGGCACGCATACGACCGCCACGCAGCCGGCGCGCGTGTCCGTGTTTGCTCAGATTTTCCGCAAAGATGGCTCAATTTCTGGAACCGTTCAGTCCTCGGACCGCGCTGGTCGTGCCGATGAAATGGACTATCAGAAGATGATCCGCGGGATCGAGCTTCGCCGCGACATGGAAGCCCGCATGATTGGGAACTATGCCTCGGTCGCGGAAACCCCCGGTTCCGTCACCCGTAAGACGGCGGGCGCCCTTGCCTGGGTTGCGACCAATGACAGCTTGGGCTCTGGTGGCTCCTCGGGCGGCTGGGCTTCGGCTGGCGTCGTGTCGGCGGCGACCAACGGCACGCAGCGCACCTTCACGGAAACGCTTCTCAAGGGCGTTCTGGTGACGGGTTTCACGAACGGCGCGAAGTACTCGCAAGCCTACATGAGCGGTACTCATAAGCAACTTGCTTCGGCCTTCACCGGCATTGCCGATATTCGCTCGGAAGTGAAGGGCACCGGTCAGGCGACGATCTTCGGGGCCGCTGATACGTACATCAGCGACTTCGGGCCGGTCTCGTTCATCCCGCACCCTTACGGGCTTTCGCGTGATGTGCTTCTGATTGATCCGGCAGGCTGGGCGGTTGGAACTTATCGCGGCGTCACGACGGAGACGCTGGCGAAGAACGGCGACAACGACAGGTTTATGATGGTCGCTGAGAAGTCCCTTGTTGCTCGCAACGAGAAGATGGGAGCGGTCATCCGCGACCTGACCTAATACGCGGTAGAAACTAGGGCGGGGGCGTTGTGCTCCCGCCCCCTTATTCGGAACAACTCATGATGAATGAAATTCCAAACGACGAAGCAGAACGCGCGGCGCTCTACCAGGAGGCGGCGAGCTTAGGAATACCGATCGACAAGCGACGCGGGACGGAGGCGATCCGGGAGCACATTGCCCGAAACAAGGTCGCAAAAGCGCAAGCGATGGAAATCATCAAAGCGCAAGAGGCTCTGCGGGCGGCGGAGAAGGCCCCTGAGGTCACGGTGAGGATTACGAAGCTGGGACACCAGAAAATCAGCCGGGGCGTTCATATTCCCGGGAAAGGCGATCTGACCTTTTCCTGGAAAGAAACAACGGTTCTGGAGCGTCCAATAGCAGAGGCGCTTGAAGCTAAGGGGTTTGTGGAGATTGATGAAGCGGCCTGATGCGCAATTCATTCCGTCCGGCTTCCGGCCTCTTTTGGTCACGGCGGCGGGAACACAATGGTTTGTCCGTTATAACCCGGACGGGTCACGCGACTTTGCCCTTTATGCGGACGTTGAACCGATCCTTGACCACAACGGGCGCATGGCCCGTGAGAATAACGGGTGGTCAACGGACAAAGACAAGTTCATGAGGCGCGCGGCAAGCGTTCCTTTTGCGCTCATAGAGAAGTGGAAGAATGAGGAGGGGTGGGATTATCTCAACCCTGAGCACGCGGACAAAGCGCGACAGAAGCTGAATGACATAGATTACCGGAAGCTTAGAACGGCTGATTGGCGGGTGTAGATATGGCGCTTGGAACCTACTCGGAATTGGTCGCGTCTCTGACTTCATGGTTTCACGACCGAACCGATGTGGCGGCCTTGGCGCCTGATTTTATCCGTTTGGCGGAAGCGCGGTTCAATCGCGAGATTGATACGCGGGCCATGGATACCACGACGACGATAACGATCGCCGCGGGCGTCTCTCCGCTCCCGTTGGATTACCTTGCAGTCCGATCGCTTCGCCTTTTGGCGCATCCGTACACGATCCTTGAATATACCCCAATTGATATGCTTGAGGCGCAAGATCCAGCGGTTACGACCACGCCGGAAATCTACTCGATTGTGGGGTCTAATTTTGTGTTCTGGCCCGCAACGGACGGCACGGCGAGACTGCGCTATCGTGGAACGATCCCGGCCTTGACCAGCACGAACACCACAAATTGGCTTCTGACGGCGCATCCTGATCTATATCTCAAAGCCAGTTTAATCCAGGCTGAGGAGTACTTCGTCAATGACGAGCGGGTCGGGCTTTGGGCTCAGGAAGTCGCGGCCACGATCCAGCAGATTAACGCTCTGGACCGCTTCCAGAACCGGGGCATTCTCAGGCCCTATAACACCGGGGCGGTCATATGACGCTCACGCTGGATCCCGCAGCCCCTGCATGGGCTCAACGCTTCCGGCTTGAGATTGAAGCTCAGCAGGCCCGGCAGGACTTTCCCACGGCTCCGACACGGCTTGCGGTCTTTGCGACGGCGGCGGACTTGCCTAGCGTGACGCGGTGGCGCAATACGGTTGCGATCTGTAGCGACACGGGCGCGGGTTCGGCGGCGCTGGTTTGGTGTGATGGCGCGGCCTGGTATCCGCTTGCACAAGGGAGTGCCCTGTAATGGTCTCGACACCTACAACCCGCAACCGGCTGGAATTAATCGGAACCGGCGATAAAACAAATACTTGGGGAAGCTCGCTCAACTCCAACGTGTTCACCATGGTCGACGAGGCTATGGACGGGGTGGCGTTAATCACGGTGAGCGGCAACGTCACTCTGACCTCGACGAACTACACCAGCGATCAAGCACGGATGCGCCAGCTTTGGCTAAGCGGAGCGGGTGGGTTCACGGTCACAATTCCCGGAGTGGAAAAGTGGTATCTGGTCCGAAATGCGTGTTCCGCAGCGGTCACGTTCAGCGCGGGCGGGGTGACGGCGAGCGTTCCCGCGGCTCAAAGCCGAATGGTCTTTACGAACGGCACAGACGTCTATGTCGGGGACGATGGCGCCTCGCTCGCTTACGTCGACGCAACCTTTCTAAAGCTCACCGGCGGCACGATGACCGGCAACATAACGCTGGTTGCGGACGGCTCAAGTAACCTGCACCCGGTTACGCTACAGCAGCTTAACGCAGCAGTTCTGGCGGCGGCGGCTGGCAACCTTCCCGCATTGTCTGGCAATGCCCTTAAATTTCTTAGGGTTAATGCAGGCGAGAGTTCCGTTGAATGGGCGACGGTTGATCTGACGGGCTTTCAGCCGATTGATGCGGATTTGACGGCGATTGCGGCGCTGACGAGTGCGGCGAACAAGGTTCCTTATTCAACGGGGGCTGGAACCTGGGCTATGGCTGACTTCTCGGCGGCGGGCCGGGCGCTGGTGGATGATGCGGACAACGCAGCGCAGAGGACGACTCTGGGCCTTGGGACAATCGCCACTCAGTACGCTAATAACGTAGCGATTACGGGCGGGAGCGTGACCGGGATTACGGATCTTGCGGTCGCCGATGGGGGGACGGGGGCAAGTGATGCGGCAACGGCGCGGACTAATCTGGGCTTGGGCACAATGGCCACTCAGGCGGCCTCCTCTGTTTCAATCTCCGGCGGCTCAATTACAGGCATTACGGACATTGCAGTCGCGGACGGGGGGACCGGGGCCAGTGACGCGGCGACGGCTCGGACAAACCTAGGGCTGGCGATCGGGACCAACGTCCAGGCCTACGACCCTGAGCTTGCGGCGCTTGCTGGCGTTACGAGCGCGGCAGATGCGCTTCCCTATTTCACGGGCTCGGGCACGGCTGCAACAACCACACTAACCAGCTATGGGCGCACTCTCATTGATGATGTAGACGCTTCAACGGCTAGAAGCACGCTCGGGCTCGGGTCAATATCCACTCAAGCAGCCTCTTCCGTTTCTATCTCTGGCGGCTCAATTACGGGCATCACGGATCTAGCGGTTGCAGATGGCGGCACGGGGGCAAGTGATGCGGCGGGGGCGCGGACCAACCTGGGGCTGGGCACAATGTCCACGCAGGCGGCGTCCTCCGTTTCTATCTCTGGTGGTTCTATAACCGGTATTACGGATCTTGCGGTTGCAGACGGGGGAACGGGTGCGAGCGATGCGGCGACGGCGCGCACAAACTTAGGGCTTGCGATCGGGACCAATGTCCAGGCCTATGACCCCGAACTTGCGGCGCTTGCGAGCGTAACCAGCGCGGCGGATGCGCTTCCTTACTTCACCGGCTCGGGTACAGCTGGGACAACCACATTAACCAGCTACGCGCGAACGCTCATAGACGATGCGGACGCAGCTACGGCGCGAACCACGCTTGGGCTGGGCACAATGGCCACGCAGGCGGCGTCCTCCGTTTCTATTTCTGGCGGCTCAATCACTGGGATTACCGATCTTGCGGTTGCAGACGGCGGCACAGGCGCCAGCACGGCGGCGGGCGCTGCGACTAATCTTGGGCTCGGGACCGGAGACAGCCCCCAGTTTACGGCGGTCAATGTCGGCCACGCGACAGACACAACAATCACGCGGGCCAGTGCGGGCCGGATTGCGGTTGAGGGCTCCAACGTCCTCATGGCCTCGGACACGGGGACGAGCGGGACGAAAATCCCCTATCTGGATGGGGCTAATACGTTTTCAGCGGCGCAAACAATCAACCCCAGCGCATCTGGAACGCGGTTGCACGTTGGTCCGGGATACAACGGCGGGGTGGCGATCAATACCGGTGATTCAGTTCTAGATTTAACGGCATGGACCGGAACGCCAACCTACAGACTATCTCGGCACAATGTTAACGCTTGGGATATCGAAATCGACTCAAGCGGACATTTAGACTTTTTCGACAACGGAACGGCCTCATTCTCGTTCCTTTCAAGCAATGTTTTGCAAGTCAATGGAAACACAGTTTACCATGCGGCCAACCTTCCAGGCACTGCAATTAGTTGGACCGCCCAACAAACCTTTAACGCACCGGGCTCTGACCTTGGCCACATTCTAATTACAGGATCCCAAAACAATTTGGGCTTGATTATTGACAATAATCAAGCGGGAGCAACCGACAAATGGGCGATCTGGTCTACGGCAACCGGATCCGGTTTTGGCGCAGGCTTGTTAGTTATTGGACGGTATGTCAGCACGCCAGCGGTCACAATTAACGGTTCCGACGTTGTCGCATTTTCGCAAACTCCAACGGCGGGCGGCAACACCGTTTACCACGCGGGCAACCTCCCCGGCACGGCGCTAACTTGGACGGCGGTGCAGAATTTTCAAACAACAAATGGTTATGCTTTAAATGCTACAGCAACAAATACGAATGGTTCAGTTCGCATTGGCATGTCCAATAACACAAGACAAATGGACATCGTTTATACCGGAACCGCTTATTCTGGCGCCTATTGGACAAATGGCCCCTCTGGGGAACAAGGAGGAATAGGCACAAATAGCAATTACCCATTCGTGTTGTTTCAAAACAATACGGCGCGTTATGTGTTGAATACTTCTGGTGCTTTAACAACGGCTGCGGGTAGTACCGTTTTTGACGCCGGCAACCTCCCCGGAACGGCTATTACTTGGACTCAGTCATACCCGGTCAACATTCGGGTCGTCGCGGGCAGCAACAACGGGTTACGGTTTTCAACAGCATCAGAAATTAAATACGATATTGGATATAATGACGCTGACGGAAGTTTGTTTGTAAATCGTTATTCTGGCGGTTCATATTCTTCCACGCCGTTGAGCATAAACAGTTCAGCAGTACCGTTAATAGCGGGGAACACCATTTACCATGGAGGCAACCTCCCCGGAACGGCTATTACTTGGACGGCGCAGCAGACCTTCCAAACCAGCGGCGCAGAGCCGATCGTCGTTAACCGCACAACTGCCAGCGATTACAGCATTGTTTTAAAAGACAATGGGACGGTGCGCGGTTACTTAGGAACTTCGGCAACTAATGCGTTTGTGGTCTATAATAACGACCTTACGCTAAATATGTCCTTTAATCGCACGAATGGGCAACTAGCCGCTCCAACAATTTTGGCAAGAATTGCCGCCTCAAGCGAGACAACGGGCACGCTTACAAGCGCAAGCGCCAACAAGACCATTCAGCTAACGGGCAACATCACGATCAATAACAGTGTCTTCGCTGCGGGGGATGTTGTGGTCGTCTACGCGGGTTCAAGCTCCCGCACGATCACGGCCGGCACGATTACAACAATGAGGCTGGATGGAACGTCTACCACGGGAAGCCGGACAGTCGCCGCTTACGGCATGGCCTCAATTTTCTTCGTATCCGCCACGGAATGCGTCGTCTCGGGAGGCTCAGTCACATGAGCCTAATCGCTCTGCTTGCTTCCTCGATGGGCTCCGTAAAGCCAATCACGGTTAATACGGATTGGGGCGTTGTGTCCGTGGTGGTTCCAGGAACGGCGACCAGTGCAACGCGGACGCTTACAGTTCCGGCAACTAACCCCGGCAACATCCGGCTTGATCTGGTAGACGGAGGCACGGGCGGGACAAAGCAATATAGCAAAAATTCAGGGGCTTGGACGACTTACACAAACGGGACGACGCTCACAGTTGCAAATAGCGACACGCTGGCGTTTCGTGATAGCGGTATGACTACAGCCGACACTTCAACCGTTACGGTGGTCGATACGACGAAGAACACAACGATTGGATCCTTCTCAGCGCTAGGGATTTAAAGGGATTTAAAATGAGCACGTTTTACGACTGGACATTCGCAGAGCCTCAGAAAGTCACGATGGGTTCACTGTCGGGCGTTGTGCGCTCGATCCCTTGGACTTTGACGGGCGCACGAGACGGCTACACCTTCTCGCGATCGGGAACGGCGATCCTTAAGCCTCCTGTCCCGGAAAGCTTCATTCCTGACAACGAGCTGACGGATGAGATTTTGACCGAATGGGTTCAAGGAACAATGGCGGTGGACGGCACGAAGTCCGGCATTGAGATGGATATTGATAACGCTATTTATTCCAACGCCCCTAAGCCTGCGACGGTTGCTCCGGATGTTATTCCTTCAAGCTTCCAGGCCTTTGTTCAGCCTGACGAGAGCGTGACAGATCTTCGCAACCGCTTGGCGGCCATGCTTCAGAACCTTCTTGCTCGCTTCGGCGACTCGACGGCCCAGCTTGCTCCGCTGACGAGCGGGGAAAAGGTGACGATGTATGAAATGATCGTAGCTAACAGCGCGGCGGGCGATTGGCTCGGCGTGGGTCCCATCAGCCTGAAAGGTTAGAACATGCCGCTCAAGAAAGGGTCTTCAAACAAGGTGGTTTCCGCGAACATTCGTGCGGAAATGAAAGCGGGAAAGCCGCAAAAGCAAGCCGTAGCGATCGCCTTGAGCGCGGCGGGAAAGTCCAAACCGAAGAAGGGGAAATAACATGCCGAACGTCGATGGAAAGAAATTCCCTTACACAATGAAGGGAATGAAAGCCGCTCAAGCGGCGATGGAGAAGAAAGAGCACAAGGCTCCCAAGGGGAAGCCTATGGGCAAGAAGGGCAAGTAATTGCGCAACCGGATCCCGATCGCCATCGGCCCAGGCGTCGTCACTGATAACACGGTGACGGCGATAAACACGGGCAATTGGTCAGACGCCTCGCTTGTGCGGTGGTGGTCGGGATTACCGCAGATGATTGGCGGATGGGAAACCAACACGGTTGACACGGTATCCGGCAAGGCTCGGGGCTTGTTTGCTTGGCGCGATCGGCTTGGCTTGCTCAACATTGCCATTGGAACCCACACTAACCTTTATGTCTGGCAGGACGGCACGATATACGACATCACGCCGGAAGATGAGACGCTTCTTCTTGAGGATGAAGGCGACCTTCTGGCGGAAGACAGCTCAACCACAACGCTTCTGGAAAGCAGCTTCACGGCGGGCAATGAGAACGGCTTAGGCGGCTTGGGCTATGGCGTCGGGCCGTATGGCCTTGGAGATTACGGCGAGCCGACGACGAACGATAGTTTTCCGCTGACCTGGACCTTCGACAGTTACGGTCAGAACCTCATAGCGAACCCTAGAGGCGGGGCAATTTATCGGTGGACGAATGATGTTGCTGCGCCCGCAGAGCGCTTGCCAAACGCCCCAACGCAAGTTTACGCCATTTCAGTTTCAGACACTTCAAGGCAGATTTTGGCTTATGGATGCAACGAAGAAAGTACTGATCTATTCAACCCTAGGGCTATCCGCTGGTGTGATATTGAGTCTCCTGATAGCTGGACGACGACGGCGACGAACAATGCGGGCGAACAAATCCTCGATGGAAACGGACGTCTCATCCGGACCATCAAGACCGCTCAAGGGGCGTTCATCTGGTCGGAAACGGAACTCTTCTTTCAGCAATACATAGGCGATCCAGCGGTTACATTCCGCTTCACCCGCCAGTCAGCCAATGCCGGACTGGTCGGGCCTAATGCAGTCGCCATGCTTGGGCAGACAGCTTATTGGATTACGCCTAGCCTTGATTTCCTGGCCGCTCCGATCGGCGGCGAGCCTCAGCGCCTTGTGTGCCCGGTTCAACGTGAGTTTGAAGATAACTTGGCGGCGGTGCAGCAAGAAAAAATCTTTGCGGGCTCTATCAGCAAGTATGGGGAAATCTGGTGGTTTTATCCGGACAGCCGGGACGGGTTGGAATGTTCCCGCGCGATCCACTTCAGCACGCTCGGGCAGGGTTGGGGAAAGCATGTTCTGGCGCGAACGGCCTTTCTTGATGCGGCGCCGTCTGAGTATCCGGTCGGGGTGGACGCCTCGGGGCTTGTTTATTGGCATGAGCGAGGCCGCACGGCGAACGGTGGCTTGATCAACGCTTTTATTCAAAGCGGGGACATCCGCCTGGCGGAGGGCGGGCAAACCATGCTTGTCCGGGGCCTTTGGCCGGATTTCGACGATCAACAGGGCGTTGTAAATCTGTCGATCAAAACAAAGGCTTATCCTCAATCCTCCTACGCCACTTACGGCCCGTATAGTTTGCTGACGACTTCCCAGAAGGTTGACTTTATGGCAAGCGGGCGCTTCATGGCGGTACGGCTTGAAAGCAATAGCGGGCCGGGATTTTGGCGCTTATCTCCTCTCAATTTTGAGGGCACGCAAAGGGGCGCGCGATGAAACCTGACCTTGGCGTTTTGGCCCCCATCCTGCAAAGCGCGCTGGATCATGCGCGCGAGGGTAAGACCTTGCGGGATGTGGACGAGCAGCTTGCAAGCGGTGATGCGCTTTTGTGGCCGGGCAAGCGCAGCGCGGCGGTGACGCAGATCCTTGATCAAAAGACGCTGCATGTATGGCTTGCGGGCGGCTCAATGGCTGAACTGCGCGAGATGGAGGCGAGCGCGGTGGATCTGGCGCGGCGCTTGGGATGCTCAGGCTTGACGGCGGAAGGCCGGGAAGGCTGGGCGCGGGTGCTTCGGAATCTTGGCTGGCGGCCCATGCTTCGGAGGGACATCTAATGAGCTTGAGCGGCAGCGCGAAGAAGTCAACTGAGACGTCTAACCAGCAGCAGACGAGCGCGCAACAGCAGACGCTTAACCCGTGGACGCAAGGTCGCTTTGAGGACCTGTCCGGTGGTATGTTGAGCGCGTTGCAGCAATATAATCAGGCTAACCCGTTCAGAGCCTACAGCGGGCCAATGGTGGCGGGCTTGAGCAGCGCCGAACAGCAGGCGCGCCAGCTTGCCAATCAAAACCTTGCGAACATTGGGGGATTGTTTAGCAACGCGCAGAACATGATTCAAACGGGCGTCAATCAAGGCCCGGCGCTGACGCAGGCGGCCCAGCTCGGGGCGCTTCAGGGCTATACTCCCTCAACGATGCAAGCGGCGCAGATGGCGCCCGCTGCACAAATCGGAGCGCCTCAGCTTGGCGCGGCCCAAACCATGCAGGCGGCCCAGCTTGGCGGAGCGGCTCAGGTGCGCGCCCCTCAGATGGGTGAGGCCGAACGGATGCAAGCGGCTCAGCTTGGCCCGGCGGCTATGTTTGGCGGTGTCAATCTTGGCGATGCGGCGCAGATGCAGGCGGCGCAGCTTGGACCAGCCGCACAAGTCAACGCCCCTCAGCTTGGGGAAGCTGCGCGTATGCAGGCGGCGCAACTTGGCCCCGCGGCTATGTTTGGCGGCGTTAATCTTGGCGAAGCGGCGCAAATGCAAGCGGCTCAACTAGGGCCAGCGGCGCAAATCAACGCCCCTCAGCTTGGCGAAGCGGCGCGTATGCAAGCGGCCCAGATTGGACCGGCGGAAGAGATCCGGACCCGTCTAGGCTTGCTTGGGGAGTACATGAACCCGCAGCTAGAGCAGCTTGTTAATCCAACGCTGGCCGCGTTTGACCGGCAGGCCGCGCAACAGCGCGCACAGATGGCGGCGCAAGCGGCGGGGCAAAACGCTTTTGGCGGATCACGTTACGGGGTCCGAGAGGGGGCGTTTGCGGCTGAATCAGGATTGAACCGGGCGCTCACAGAAGCCAACTTGCGCAATCAGGCATTTCAACAGGGGCTTGGTCTGCTTGGCCAGGACGTGGCGCAGATCAACGCCCAGCGGCAAGCGCAAGCGGGCTTTGAACAGCAAGCGAGCCTGGCGAACCAGGCGGCGATCAATCAGCGGGCTTCAGAACTGGCGCAGATTGGTTTGTCTGTCGAACAAGCCAATGCTCAGGCGCGCAATGAATTTGCTCAACAGCAGGCAGGCTTTGCGCAACAGGCCGGACTTGCAAATCAGGCGGCGGCTAATCAACGCGCAGCAGAGCAAGCGCAATTGGCGCAACAAACCGGCCTTGCAAACGTGGGGGCGCAAAATCAATTTGCACAAGCGCAAGCGGGCTTTGCGCAACAGGCCGGGCTTGCAAATCAGGCCGCAATCAATCAGCGGGCTTCAGAGCTGGCGCAGCTTGGGCTTACGGCGGATCAAGCCAACATGCAGGCGCGCAATGAATTTGCCCAGCAGCAGGCGGGCTTCGCGCAACAGGCCGGACAGTTCAATGCCGCGGCGCAAAACCAGCGGGCGATCGAGCAGGGGCAACTTGCCCAGCAGGCGGGCCTTGCGAATGTCGGGGCGGCTAATCAGTTCACGCAAGCTCAGGCGGGCTTTCAACAGCAAGCCGGACTGGCAAATCAGGAAGCAATCAACCGGCGCGCGTCCGAACTGGCGCAACTGGGGCTCACGGCTGATCAGGCGAATGCACAGGCTCAGAACGAATTTGCGCGGACGCAGGCGGGCTTTACTCAACAAGCCGGGCTTGCCAATCAGGAGGCCGTCAACCGGCGCGCAAGCGAGCTTGCGCAAATGGGCCTTACGGTGGACCAGGCGAATGCTCAGGCGCGGAACGAGTTTGCGCAACAACAGGCGGCCTTTCAGCAGCAGGCGGGGCAGTTCAACGCAGCGGCTCAGAACGCGGCGGGCCAGTTTGGCGCAGAGGCATTCAATCAGGGCTTGTTGTCCAACGCTCAGTTTCAACAGCAAGCGAACCTTGCCAACGCCCAGGCGCGAGACGCGGCGGCGCAGAGGGCTCTACAGGGTGGCGGGTTGCTTGGACAGTTTGCCGGACAGCAGGCGCAGCTTGCGCAAGCGACGGTTGACCAGTTTGCGCGGCTTGGCGCGACGGAACGGGAGATTGAGCAGGCCCGCTTGCTTGCTCAGCGGGCGGAGTTCGATCGCGAGGCGGCGGACGCTCTGCAGCGCTTGCAGCTTGAATTGAGCGTGCGCAACAGCATTCTGGGCCAGCTTCCGACCCTGGTTAATACGAACCAGCAGGGCACGACCTCGGGGCGGACGACGACTAGAACTTCCGATTTCGGCTTTACGGGTTTGACCCCGTTTGGGTGAGGTGAGACATGGCGCGCGGAATGTTCGGGCGGCGGGTACCGGATCGACGGGGTGTAAACGTCTCCCCGCGTATGCGTGAGGATGAGCTTGCAGCGATTGCGGCCATGGGCCGGGACATGCCTATGTCCGGAGCGGGTCGGGCCATGATGGGCCAGCGTGTGCCCATGATGACGCAACCGCAACCGCAACCGCAGCCAATGCAACAGGCTCCGACGCAGCGCACCTTGTCGCAACCGGCGATGCAATTGCCCGAGGCTCGATCCTCACGCGGTCGCCCTGGTTTGTTCAACGCCATCGCGCGGCCTTTAGGGTACACGCCCGACACGGGCATGACGCCGCTTCAGTATATTTTCCGCACGGAAGAAAGCGCCAAGCGTGGCCGCGAGAATGTGCAGGCGGCACAAGATCAACGCGCGCTGGCCGCTCAGGTGGCGCAATATGATCAGATGATCGACGGCATGGGCCTCTCGCCTCAGGAAGCTGCGCGGGCGAAAATGGCGGTTAGGCAAAACCCGGAAGAGTTCGGGAAGATGCTTGCAACGGGCTTTGGGGCAAATGTCCTAGCGCCTGGGTCAATGCTGAGTCAGGGCTTTGGCGCTCCGCCCGTGATGAACCCGAAGGGCGAGGAAACAACAAAACCCGAATTCAAAGAAGGCTTGGACGAGCAAGGCAACCCGGCAATGTTTCGGTTCGATCCCACATCAGGAAACTTCGTTAAAGTTCCTGGCATGACGCCAATGCCGCAATCTTCGGAAGGCTCTCTGACGCCTTATCAGGCGGCGCAACTTGCATTCCGGTCAGAAGAAGCGCAAGCGCGACGAGAGGACAAACAAGCTGCGGCTGAACTGAAATTACAAGACAGACAACAATTAGCGGAAAAAACAATTGGGCAGCTTTCAGAAGGCATTGGGTTGATTGATCAGCTCATGTCAAGCCCAGGTTTCAAAAACATATATGGGAAATTCAATGCTGCGCGGTATTCAATTGATCCAGCCAACCCTGCCGCTTACTTAACGCCGGATAATGTGACGGATGCGCTTGTTCTGCTTGATCAAGTAACGGGTCAAGCCTTCTTGGGTGGAGTGCAACAATTGAAAGGACTAGGACCGCTCAGTGATCGCGAAGGCCAATCAGTGCAAAAAGCCATGACGCGACTGGGCAACCGCCTTCAAACACCAGAAGCCGCAATGAAGGCGGCGCAAGAATTCAAATCGTCACTTCAAAGGCTAATAAATGCAGCGGCGAAAGAAGGTCAGTTAAGCCAGGCACAAATTGAAAACTTGCTAGGAATTGGACCTGCCGCAACGCAATCTCAAGCGCAGCGCGGCGGTCTATTTCTGCGGCCCGGAGAACCTGGCGCACCACCTCCGTTTACGCCACGCCAGGGAACGGGTCGGGGGCGAGTTATTTCCGTTGAGGAAGAATAAGAATGAAACGCTATAAGCTCACGCTTGACGATGGTCGCAAGCTGACGGTTGAGGCGGATACGCCTGAAGATGCAGCGGCGATTGGAGAGGCGTGGGCTCAAAATGCACCCCAAAAAAAAGCGCCCATGCAAACGGTTGCGGGCGTTGGAAAAGAACTGGGTAGGCAAACAGCGTTAAAAGGCCGAGCACTTGCGGAGGGTGCAGCAGGATTTGCGGGCATTGCTTACGATCCGATGCGTTCGGCGTTGTCTATGATCCCAGGCGTTCCAGCCGCTCCACCGCTGCGCACGATGACAAGCGAGGCGCTAACCCAAGTTGGTGTTCCCAAGCCTCAAACGGGCATGGAGAAGCTGACCGGAGCGGCAACGGAAATGCTTGTTCCCGCAGCCGGTCAAATAGGCATAGCGCGGCAAGGGCTTAATCTATTGGCTCAAACTCCGCGAGCCGTTAGCGCAACTCGCAACGTCCTCACAAGCTTGGCGGCGCAACCAGGGCAGCAATTGGCAAGCGCGGCTGGCGCGGGTGCAGGTGCGGAAGCGGCGCGTCAAGCGGGTGGAGGAACGGCGGCCCAATTTGCAGCATCTCTTGGCGGTGGCTTTGCAGGAGGTCGCATAGCGGGCGCGCGATATCAGGCGCCGCAAGCAGCCCTTCCGCAAGCAGTTCAGGAGGCGCAAAGGCGCGGCATCAATGTGTTCACTACGGACATTCTTCCGCCTCAAGGTTTTGTCGGCGGAACGGTGCGGCGAGCAGGCGAGGCTATTCCGTTTGTTGGCATGAGCGGCCCAAGGGCAGCACAGGAGACGCAGAGAATTAACGCGGTGAGACAAACCCTCGATGACTTCGGGGTAAATCCCGCGGATCTTGGAGATGATACGCTTGCGGCTATCTCTGCAGACCTTCGTGGACAAAGGAGCGCCGACCTAACGCGCCTGACAAATCAGAAGAACCAGGTCATTGCAGGTTTGGCGACTGGGCCAGCCGTTCCGACAAACGCAGCGCAGCGAGTGATCAGCGACCAGATTGCAAGGTTACAACGCGCCGATCCAGAAACATTTCAGCCCATTATTCAGGAATTGCAGGTTGCACGCAGCGCCTTAACCGGAAAGCAACTGGATTCTATTGAAACGCTGCGGCGCACTTATCGAACTATGTTTGATAACCCTGACCTTGCAAGCATTCGGGACGAAGGTTCGCGGGTGATGCGGGACGTATACAATGCGCTGAACGACGACATGGGGTCTTATATACGGCAGCAAGGCGGACAGGCTCAATTTGATCAATGGAAAACCGCCAATCAAAACCTAGCGGCGATGATTGATGAACTTGACGTAAGCACGCTGAAGAATGTTCTCAACAAAGGAGAAATGGTTCCGGAGCAGGTTAAAAACCTGTTGTTCAGCAAGGAAACAAGCAAAGCTCAACTTCTTTATGATGGATTGACTGCTGAAGGGCGAGCCAATGCCAGACAGGCGATATTGCAACGGGCTTTGCAAAAGGGCGGCGATATCACAGAGCCTGGCCGGTTTAATGCAAACGCCTTTGAGAATGAGCTGGGCCGACTTGAAAGACAACTTGGCGTATTCTTTCAGGGCGCTGACGGCGATGCTATTGATGGTCTGCGAAGGGCTCTCAGGTTAACTGGCCAAGCCACGGCGGCAAGGCAGGCGGGCCAGGCGCCAACAGGTCAACAAGTATTGCTGACAGCTTTAACGGGAGCTGCAACCAGCCTTGCGGGCGGAAACCTGCTAACAGCGGCGGCGATCATGGGTGGCACGGGTGGCGCGGTACGCCTGTTTGAAAGCGGGCCAGTCCGAGATGCTTTGTTGCGCTTGGGACGAGCGACGACGCAACAAGAGCAAAACGAAATGCTCAAGCGTCTGCTTAACGCCGCGCAGGCAACGCAAGCGGCAAGCGCTGAAATGGGCGATTTAACCCGCATGAGCGATGATGAATTAAACGCAGAACTTCGGCGCCTAGGGTATTAGAATGGCTGTAGCGCCCGAGGAATATGCTCGTGCTTTGCTGGCGGAAAAGCAGCGCAGGGAAACAGCGCGCAAGGCTCTGGCAAGCGCGCCTAAGCGCCAGCCTCAAATAGGATTGGCGCCTCGCCTCGGGCCTATCAAGAGCCGTGAGCCTGCCGTTGATCGTGTCCAGCAGGCTCGCAATGCGATCACGCAAGGCCTGGACTACGCGGGCAACTTCCTGATGCAGGGCCGGGCGCCGGAGATTGGCGGGGTTGTCCGCCAAATGGTTGAGCCATTAGCGCAATTCCCTGTAACGGCGGTCACAGATCCGCTTAAAGCGGCCACCCAGGCGCAACAGGCGCTTGACCCGGCTTATGCCATGGCGCGGGGCCTGACCACAACGCGTCTGGGGGCGGAGGCGGGCAACCCTGCGGAGATGGCCGCTGGCGTGACGGAGATGGGCCTGGCGGGCTTGTCCTTCATCCCGGGCGGGGCGGCGGTCAAAGGCGCAAGGGCAACGTTGCCAGCGCGGCTTCCTGAGATCCCCCAGCCTCGCAGCGCCTCCATGCAGGCGGCGGCGCCGGCAATGCAGTCCACAAGCCGGGGGCCGATCATAGATCAGCTTGCAGGCCAGCCGGAGTTGCTGGGCGGTGGATTAGGCGGGGCGCTTGGCGCAACTCAAGGTGAGACCCCGCAAGAACGCGCTAGAAACGCGCTGCTAGGCGCGGCAGGCGGGGCCGTTGGTGGACGCCTAGCGCGAGGCGCCGCGATCGACAGGACGCGCATGGGGAGCAACCTGGGCAACGTCCCCAAGCCTGTCCAGAAAGCGCAGGCGCAGGATCTTATACCGCCTGACATACAAGAAAAAATGGTTAAAATTTACGATGAAAATACCCCCACAAAAAAAGAACAAATTAGTCGTTTCATGGACTCACGCGACTCAGAAAAGTATTCTTGGAGCAAAATCACAGAAGAGGACCTAATTGACCGCATTGGCGAAGATGAAGATGTTAATGCGGTTTTTCCAGAAGCTATGGAAATTATTCGTCGAGAAGGCGCGGCTATAGAATATGGAAGGGATACTAATTTAAAATATGCTCCCGAGAAAAAGGCTCCAACATTTCAAGATTTTTTTGCAGAAGCGGCAAGTGAAGAAGGATGGATAAAGCCAAATCCATCAACCATTGATGACATTTGGCAAGTGGGTGTTGATGAATATGCAGCATCGCAAGTTATGGAGTATCTAGCAAAAAAAGAAGGCTGGACTGTTTCTCCTGTACGGGGAAATTATAGATATCAAACTCTTTCAAAAGACGTTCCAGGTGGAACGATATATTTAAACGTTAGAGTGTCTGACCATGCTAGACAATCCGCAATTGGACATGCCGTTCATGGCAAAGATGACATAGATATCAATTTGGCTCCGTCTTTCGGCAAAGGTAATGAGCAATATGCTGCTGACGATTTTAACAGCATGCTGAGGAAGATGCGCGAAGCAGAAAAGCGCGGGCCACAAGATGACGATTAAACAAGCGCATCCATGATCCCACAAAACCAAAAAAAACCCCCCGGCAATAAGCCGAGGGGCTAGTGGGTGATGAGCTAATTAGGCGGCGCCAGCAATAACCTTGCGCCCGATCGTGGCGAGGATGTCAGCGGTCTTGGGGTCCGCCGCTTTAGGCCGCTCAGGATCCTGAGCAACCCGGGCCTCCCACTTGTTCATGCGCGCATCGTGGGCGGCGTAGGAACCAGGCTCTCCGAGGAAATCGTCAACCCGCTCGGCCCGTTCCTTGACCACGATGCGCGGCTTGTGGGCCTTGAGTTCGCGGGCGAAGGTGTATTGCGAGAACACGTTGAAGATTGAGAGGCCGAAGCTGGCGGGCCAGAGAGACCAGTTCGGGGCGATAGAGTATTGAGCGTTCAGGTGGGCTAGGCCGTAGTGAGTGAGACCAGCCTCAAGGCAAAGACAGACGGTCGCCATGAGAACGACCAGGCCCGCCGTAATCGTGTGACCCTTGGCGAGCGCCTCAGCGAAGCGGATGACCGATCCGGCGAGGAGGAAGCTGACCGCCGCGAAGGCGGCGGTCATAAGAACTGCGGGAACAAACCCGCGTGACCAGAAGGCCATTGCCGAGAGGATGACCGCCAGGCCGGTCAAGGCGTAGCAAGCCAGTTGCGCCGTGTTATTGTCCGACGCGGAAGTCGTGGTATAGCTATAGGACATTGCGAAGCTCCATTTCGCGGTGATGGCGGCGGGGACCTATGGGACTGGGTCTCCGCCGCCGATGGCCTAGATATATGCGGCAATGGTAAACAAAGCAATAACGCCAAAATCCTAGCGCTTTCAAAGCCTTGCGCCTCAAAGCGCACTATTCTGGCCAAAACGCTCTAAATATCGCTTGAAATAAGCGTTTAAATATACGCTTAGAATTGTTACAGCGGCCAATTATTACCAATGATTTCAACACCCCCTGTTCAATTGTTAGTGATAACACATTGTCGCCACATTCTCGCCACATTCTCGCCTTAATTGGTGCGCGTCTAGTAACTAGAGGGACCGGCGCAAGACGTTGATATTGCAAGCGTTTTCGGCGTTTTGATACAACTCTCACAGCGGCGTTACCGCTGGTCAATTGTTGTGCAAGGGCTTTATTTTAGCCTAATAAACAGGCATATCACGACCTTGTGAACAGGCCGTGTGAATTTCGTGATCAAGGCCGGTAAAAGGCCGATGAAGGAGCCTTGCACATTGTTCCTTGCCTGACAATAGGGTAAAGCAGTCGCGGGCAAGTCTAGGGGCTGGGCGTGGATGACATTGTCAGGCTTGAGCTATCCTCAAAGGCCAGTCTGCGCGAGTTGGATTTGCTGCGCCTGGACCTACAGCATAAGGCCGATCGGGGGGATCTGACGACCTTGGCCACGGCAATGTCAAACGAGCACGTCGCAGCCATGGACCGCCATCGGGCTTTGCAGATGTCCGTTGCTGACGTGGAGCGCGCCGTAAGGCAGCTTTCCCAGGTGGTGGCGGATCAGACGGGCCAGCCCGTCCCTCGACAAAGCGCACTAGGCCGCTTGCCGCCTCAGATGTTGCTAGCGGGTGGCGTGGCGTTGGGCGCGGTTGCGGTCAAAAGCCCCGAACTGTTCTCATGGATGCTGAAGCTATGACCTGGCGCTCTGATCTCATCACGGCGGGCCGGTGGCTGCGCGATCATGCGCCCGCGTTTACGATCAGCACAGTGGCGCTTTCCGCGCTCTGGGGCGCAATCGCGCTTGCGTGCGTAACGCTCTACATATGGGATAGCGCCTTCTATCGTAGCCTTGCGCCTCCGGGCATGGAACTGACCTTCCAGGCGGCGGGCATCGTGTTCCGCACCTTCGTGATCTTCGGCGGCCTCGCGATCGTCTGGATGAAAGCCCAGCGCCTGCCCAGCTCGGCGACGGCAACGCTTCGCGGGATCTGGGTCATGGCCCTGATCGCCTGCTGCATCGCCGCCCTTGGCTTTGTCAGCGAGGGCAATGATTACCACTACCGGAAATCTGCGGCGGTGGAACAGACGCAAAGCGTCACGGTGGAAAGCGCTGACACGCGGCTTGCCAGGATCGACACTGAGAAAGCGGCGATTCGGGCCGATCGGGACCGGCTGGTTGCGGGCGCTCGGGAGAGTATGCGCCTTGTTCTCTCAGACGGGATCGCAGGCAATGACGACCTCAGCGCATTTGAAGCTAATATTAGCCAATACGAGCTGGACGCCAGCACAAAGCTAAACCTCCTGGACGAGCAGATTGCTAAAATCGAGGGGGAGCGCCTTAACGCTAGGACAACCGCCACGGCGGAAAGCGTTGGAGATCCCGGCTTGCCTGCCGTGTTCCGCTTCCCCGATCGCTACGTAAAAGGCTGGGACGGGATCGCCTTCCGTGACGCCTTTGCGCTCTTCTGGGTGATCTTGCTTGAAATGTGCGGGAGCGTCGGCGCCCAGTCCCTCCTATCCGTCCAGATCGCAATGAGCAAACGCATCAAGGCTCAGGAGGTCGGCGCGCAAGGGGGCAGGGCGAGCGCTAAGGCCAAGATGCGACGGCTCATTGCATACGCTGCGGAAGCGCAGAAAACAGCCGTGAGCAACAAACCAGACGAGGACAGTGATGGTCGGGATTGAGATACCACGGACAAGATTGCCGTCCGAGCTAACGCCCTCCGAGGCGTGCGCCAAGCTGATCCGCCACTTTGAGGCTTTTCGGCCTGCCGCTTATCAGGACGTGGTGGGCATTTGGACCATCGGATACGGGTTCACACAAGGCGTTGGCCCCGGTCAGACAATGTCGATCGCCGAGGCGGACGTGAGGCTTCGCGAGGAGATGGAGCGGTTCGCACACAATGTCCGGCAAGACATTCCAGACACGCCGCTCACGCAAGGGCAATTCGATGCGCTCGTCTCGTATTGCTATAATCTAGGCCGCCTTCTGGAAACGCTCCGCCTTAAGCTCAAAGCCAAGGATTACGCGGGCGCACTCTTGGAGATCCCGCGCGCCTGCCGAGCTGGCGGCAAACCCCTTCGCGGCCTCTATCGTCGACGACTGGCGGAAGCCTGCCTGTGGTCGGGCCTGCCGTGGGAAAATGCGTGCAGCCCTAATCTCATCAAGCTTCGATCCGATCCCGCGGGCAATATCGACTGGGAGGAAACAACCACGCTTGAGGCCACGCTTGAGCGCGCGCGCCAGGACGTAGGGCCGCCCAGGTTCGAGCCGGTGTGGCCGATCAAATGGCCGGAAATTGTGGAACAGACGCCGCTGCCGGATCCTGTTCCGCTTCCTGTTCCCGAGCCTCCCCCGATTGAGGCGCCGGTTCCGGAACCTGTCCTTGAAATTCCTGCAATCGTGATTGAGGAGCCGCCGCCTATGCCTCCGCCGCCCCCTCCGCCTCCGCCTCCGCCCCCACCACCCCCGCCGCCGCCGCCAGTGCTCCCGCCTGAGCGGCGTCAACGCGAGGCGGTGTCTATGGCCAGCAGCGGCCCGGACGCGGATTGGTCCGGCGCGAAGAACATGATCCTCTCACGCCGGTTCTGGGGCCTTTGGCTGATCATCTTTGGACGCCTCTGGATAACCTGGACGGGCTCGACGACGCTTCTGAACGCCGCCGCGGATCCAATCGTGGCCGAGCTTCTGGCGGGCTTCATCGTGATGTGCATCGGCGAGGCGTTGCAAAAGTGGGGCACGGTCAAAGCCACGAGGCCGCTCAAATGATCTGGACCCGCATTGTGGACTTTGCGCGCAAGATCCCGGATTGGGCGATATTCTTAGCCCTCGGGATCCTCGCCGGGAAATGGTATGTGGAGCGCGAGAAAACCCGCGTTCGGAATGAGGAAAAGGCCAAGGCGGAAGTGCGGGAGGCGCAAGCCACAACGCGCACTTACGCAGTCCTGAAAGAGGTTGATCGGAAAGCCCATGACGACGCTGATAAAGCTATTGTTGCCCGGGATGCTGCTCCTAGGGTGTCTGATGCTTCCGGGGTGTCAAACGAAGTCGCCACCCGCATCTTCTACGACTAGCGCGGATCTGATTAAGGAAGCCGACCTGGTTCCCCGCTCGGAAGCGTGCAGGGCGCTTCAGCCCGCCAAGATCTCGCGCGAAAGCTCGGGCGAGCTTATAAGTTACGTAGTGGCGGCTGATGCCGCTTGGGTTTCATTCTGCAAGAGGAAAACACCATGACCTTCTTCGGCGTTGATCTGATTACCTACCTTGCCGCGATCGTGACGGTCCTGTTCTTTGCGGGGCCGACAAAGTGGTTCCTCAACAAAGTATGGACCGCAATCAAAGGCTTCTTCGGTGGCAAGGCTTAACTTCGCCCGCTTTCGCTGGCCGTTAAGCTGGCGGGGGCGCCGGGTGCGTTGGGCTTTGATGATTGCTTACCTAGTGGCGATCTACCTGGCGGGGTTCATCTGGTATCCCCGCCCAGGGGCGTAGGGCATTAACGCGGCCCGTTTTTGCCCTTGCGCAAAAGTTAACGCCAGCTTAAAAAAGATTGAGGCCGGTCGCTGGTAGGCGTCCCGGCCTCGGACGGATGGTACAAGCATCCGTGGATCCGGGGATTTTCTAACCGCCCCTCGCCACGATTGCAAGCCCATTCGTAAGCGATGGCCTACCCCCGGTTGCTGGTTCCCGTGAATAAACCAGATATTCCCCGGCGGGCACTTTACCGCGTGCAACGTTATACGCGGGTTCCGACCGCTCGAATGCCTCTGCGGGCTGAGAGACAACTGCTTGGCGACGGCCAACCGCTCAGAAGAGAGCGGCCCAAAACAAACCCCTCAGGCGCCAGCCTATCTGGTGGGGAGCGTACGGTCCACGTTACGGATAGGGCAGTTATACCGGGGTGAAAAGCAGACCCTCCAGACCGCGACCTAACCCGAGAGGGGAGGGCAGCGGAAAGCGACCTATTGTCTACGCTTCATTAGCCGCAACGCCGCCTCGTACTCCTCCCGAGCCTTGCGCCACTCACCTCTTGCCTGACTGGTTGTATCAGCAACAAACCGCCGCCAGAGATTGGCCTCTCGCATCCGCAGGCGCTCCAGTTCCTCTTCAGTCATTTAGATGACTCGGCACATCAAAGTGCGTCGGCCGCTCAATCCACCCTAGCGCTAGTTGCGCCGCGTCTGAAGCCGCTAGGGCGAGGCGCTGGGCCTCCTCGTATTGGTGATTACGCAGGAGGAGGGCGATGGAGCGCAACTGGTAGTCGGCGATCATAAGCGCAACGCGGTCAGGGCGGGGGCGGGTCATTGTAGCGAACCCCATTGATCGGCCATCGCGGCGGCAATTCCCGGATAGAACCGTGAACGCTCTTTCCATCTTAGCGGACCCGGTGACATGCGATGAACGCGCTGGTCACGGCCTTCCACAATCTTTGTCGGTTTTAACGGCGGCAAATCGTGCAGCCATAAACAGGTGCGCTTGCACTCACCATGTCCGAATTGCCAAGGCTGAACGCTTTGCGCGGGCTCCTGATAATTTTTGATCAATGCTTTAGCGTGCTTGTGCATGACCGGGTTCTCGATTGCCCGATGCGGGATAGGGGCATTCCAAAGAAGGGAAAACATTTCCGCTCCAGCCTGCAATTCAACTTGCATTTGCTGAACGGTTTTTCCCGGTGGGGGTTTTGATAACCACCGAACACCCGAATTGCAAAGACGGGTGCAGGGCGGGTGCGCGACAATGAGCATATCCCAACCTTCGTGCAAAATATCCCGCACATCGCCCCGGATATGTCTGTTACTACCATCCTCAGCGGGCAACAGATCGCACGACCAGGCATCGTGCCCGCGATCGAGAAAGGCGTTGCGCACGATCCCGCTATATTCGCAGGCCACTAGAACACGCAGGGAACGGGTCATTGCAGGGATTCCCATTGATCAATCACGACTTTGGCTCGCTCCAAACTTCTGGGTGTCTCATGAATCTTGGCTCGCTCTCCTGCTATGGGTGTCTCTGACAGTATGGCTCGCTTCGCCGCCATGGGTGTCTTTATTATGGTGGCTCGCTCTTCAACTTTGGGTGTCTCTAGCAAAGTGGCTCGCTCTCTAGTTCTGGGTGTCTCAAACAGAGTGGCTCGCTCGAAGGATATGGGTGTCTCTGATTTCTTGGCTTACGTTCCCGTCCGCAAATGAGCATGGTTCATGTGCGCGATGGGATAGGGGTCAGCAACGGGCAAGCCTTCGAGCTCGCGCCATCGCTTATGCAAGTCTGATAGGAATTGTTTCACGACCCACCGCTTCGCGCGGGCGTGGACATGCGCTGGGGGCAGCTTGCCGCTTTCATACGCCGCCTTCGCTATTGTGTCGCCCTTCCACTTCTTAGCTTCTAAAATCGCAGCCGCAGTTGCAGCATTGCCGCCTTCCTCATTGCGCTTAAGCTCCCGCTCTTTAGCCGCAACATAGAGCTGTCCATAATAAGCGTCGGTCATGCCGGAGACTTTGACAAAGCTTTCGCCAATCTTCCAGCACAAGGTTTTAAGGCTCGCATTCCACGGGCGCTTTTGACCCTTTTCCCATTTGCTCGTCGGGTCCAGGCCTGCATACCGCCAAATGTTAGACGCTGTCTGGGCTTTGTGAATATCAATGTGAGCCATGAGACCAGCCGCGATAACCGGGCCGATTCCTTTGTGCTGGCGCAGCCAAATCCCAATCGGGCGGCTCATGCTGTAACGATCAAGCGCGCCCTTGATCTGGGTCTCAAGCGTTGCATGTTGCGCGGATAAATAAGCTAGAACCGCATGTGGTTCCTCACTCATTGACCTGATCTGCCCATCATCGCGAATGCGATCTTCCTGCATCTGATAGTATGCATCAACGAGAAAGCGCGCCTCTGCATCGCTCATAGTGTGAGCGGCGTTTCGCAGATCGCGAGACAGCCGAATTACTGGTTCAAGATTATCCATTTGCTTTTCCCCCCAACTCGGCCCGCAGCCTCTCCACCTCAGTTCGCAGCCGCTCCACCTCTCCAAACAGCTCCGCTTTCGTGTCCATGAAAAAGCGAAGGCCGCTGACGCGGTCGAATAGCCGCCACACGGCGCCTTCAAGGCGCGCCACGTCAGCGCGATTTGCTCCGGCGTGGATAGCGTCAATAAGCTCGCGCTTCGTGCATCCGAAATCCAATAATTCGCTCGTGTCGCTCATTCCTTCCCCCCCAACTCCGCCCTTGGCGCTTTCAAGCTCAGGCGGAACGCATACAAATCGCGCGTCATTTCATTTTCAGCGTCCGAGACTAGTTCGTCGTCGCATTCGTCATTGTTATAAGCCCGATAGGCGTCTAAAAATTCGCTGACGCTGGCGTCAAGATGTTGCGCTAACCGTAAGCAAAATACGGCTTTGCGAATTAACTCTTGCGCCCCGGCTACATCATGCGGTTGCGATGCTAATTCTTGAAGTTCTTCTATAAATGTAATCATTCCTTCCCCCACAACTCATCCTGCAGCCTCTTCACCTCAGCCTTCAGCCGCTCAACCTCTTTCTGCGAGTGGTGCAGATCCGAGGTGAGCTTGTTGATCTTTCCAATGCACACCGCCAACCGGCTGGCCTGCATCTTGATCTGAGCCCGCAAATCAACCGTCGTGTTCATCGTGATACCTCATGACCTGGATAGCGCCCCAAAGCAGGAGCAGGGGGGCCAGCATGATGATAATCTCTGAAAAGCGGATCATGCCTCCCCCCTGATCAACACTTGCTCAGCCTCCCAAAGCCTCGCCGAGGCGTAATCGATGCGGCTTTCCGGGAATAGGTGGCGGGCGTGGAGAACGGCGGCCTCGTGCAGGAAAGTGTCGATCCAGACGTTCTTTGCCCGCTCGCACACGGTCTCCAGGAGCATTAAGTAGACGTCTCCATCATCCCGCGCGTCGGTGGAAAACCGGTTGCTGAGGTTGACCAAAAATAAGATTTCCTCAGACACGCGTCGCGCCTGGTCGTGCAGGTGCTCTATCTCAATGATATCCATAACCATTAGATCCCTCCCAGTTGCTCAATTATACTCTCCACCTCGGCGAGGAACTCGCCCACGGCGCGATTGAGATCCTCAATATGCGCGGGATCCCTTTCCATCCGGTAAATGGCGAGCTGAAGGTGTCCAGGCAGGCGCGGATCGTATGAGACAA